ACCTATTGCTGTCATTATTGGACCGCTAGCCGCTACTAAAGCGGTAAGCGTTAGTATTACCGTTTTGGTTGTTGTACTAAGATTTCTAAAGCCGTTTATAGCTCTAGTAAGGAAGTTAGCTATTTTTGTAACTAAAGGCAGTAAAGCAGCCCCTAGCTCTATACCTGCGTTTCTTAAACTGTTAAGCGTTTGCTGGAATTTAAAGCCACTCGTTTGGCTTACATTTTTAAAGCCATCGTCTACTATTCCGGTGCTGTTGCTTATATTGTTTAGTACATCTGCGTAGGCTTCTCCCTGGGCTCCCGCTGTACCCAATACAGTACTAAGAGCTCTTACGTTTCCAAATACACTTACTAGCGCTTCGTCGTTTCCTTTAAAGCTTTCGGTAAGGAAAGCTAGCGTAGACTGTAGGCCTTCTTCTCCTACCTTGTTTCTAAGGTCCTCGGAAGTTAAGCCTATCGTAGCTAGTGCCTTTTCAGCGTCTTGCGTAGGCTTTAAAAAACTAGTCATTACACCGCGTAAACCTACTACGGCTTCTTCTGCCGGTACACCCAAACGGGTAAAGGTCGCTATGTTAGCGCCTAGCTCTTGGAAGCTTATACCTAGCTGCGAACCTATACCCACTATACGCCCAAGGGTAGGAGCTAGGCTTTCCGCTTCTAGGTTACCTTCCCTTACTATAGCCGTTAAAGTGTCGGTAGCTTCCGCTGCCGTTAGGCCTTCTTTGCTGTAGGCTTGTAGTACCCCCGTTAAAGCTTGCGCTATTTGTTGGGTATCTCCTAAACCAATAGCAGAAGCTTTCGCGCTTCGTTCTAGCACCTCGGTAGCTTCTGCCCCTCGTAGACCTGCGGAGGCCACCGTAAAGAGTGCCTCGCTTAGTGCTTGTTGGCTTTGCCCCGTTGCAGCGCTTACGCCTTTTACGCTATTCTTAAAATCGTCTAGCGCCTTGCCCGTAATACCTACGAGGTTCTCTATTTTGCTAAAGCTAGTCTCTAGGTCCGTAGCCATCTTTACACCGGCTGCGCCAGCAGCGGCAAAAGGTAAAGTAACATTTCTAGTAATATTACCGCCTATACGTTTAGCACTAGCCCCAAACTTTTTAAGGCTGTTACTAGCTATCTTTAGGCCTCTTTTAAGGCCGGAAAGGTTAGCGCCTATGCTTACGTTAGTACTCGCTACGCTCTTTTTTGCCATTTGCTTAGTATTGCTTTAGCTTGTTCTTTACTTAGCTTTGCTTCTTTGTGTTTCTTTTCCCAAGGAAATACAGTAAGATCTTGGGGCTTTATCTTTTTGTTTTTTGGTAGCTCTAGGTTTACTAGTATAGTAGTACTCCAGCGCTCCCGTTCCCAGCTTTGCTGCTGGTTTATTTCGTACAAATTAAAAAAGCCTTTTAAGGCATTATTTAACTCTCTAGGGGTAGCATTGTAAAACGCTTCCGGGTTCCAGTTTAACTGCCCTAGGGCTAGCTCCTGGTAGCTGTCAAAAGTTAAAGGGGCTGCCGAGCTTTCGCCCGGCGCCCCGTTTACTTTTTTTCCTCCTCCGAGGCTCCAAAGCTTGAGCTAAATACGTTTAGGACCTTCTCCATAGCTTCCGGCTGTTCGTCTAGCCAGTCCGCTACTTCCTCTATGCTATAGCTATAAGGTTTTTTCTCTACCCTAGCGCCGTGCTTTAAACCGCACCAAACCAAAAAGAGTGCATCCTTTAGCTTCATATTTTCGCCGAGGTTATCAAGGTCGGCCATAGTGTAGCCGTTCTCCTCGGTAAATTCCATTAAAGCAGCGAAGCCAAACTTTACCGGTCTTTCTTCGCCTCCTATTTCTACGTATTTAACCATTTGCTTTAAGTGTGTTTAGTGTTCTATTAAGATATTACGCCGTAAGTTATAGCGCCGCTTAATTCAAATGTAGCTGAATAAGTTACATTGTCCTCCATTCCGCTACTAACTTCTAAAGAAGTAACGTAAGCTGAAGCACTCCAGTAGTGATCGCCGGTTACTTCAGTAGAGAACTTAACAGTAAGAGCAGTACGTCCGCTCCAAGCTGTCATAAGATCATCTACGCCGTAAGCTGCGTCTTCTGCGTATAGTGCAGATACCGAAATAGTACCGCTTTTAGTTGCCTCTAGTAAGTCTCTCGTTCCGGAGCTGTCCTTAGTAGTTGCGTCTCTCGTATCCATCGAGAGAGAAATAGAGCCCTCCGTAGCGTGAGCTATTAGGGTGCTTCCTACGTAAACCCCTAGTAGGGTTCCGTTCATAATGCCAGTAGTTGCCATTTTAATTTAAATTTATTTGTTCTTCTTCTATTACTTGCGGAGCTTCTGCCGGGGCTTCCTCTCCAAATTTAACAGCCTTTCCCGCTTCTATAAGCTCCTGGCCGTATTCGTTTACTACTGATAAAGTTAGACCTTTAGCTAGCTTCTTACCGCTAGGAGAGGTTACTTTTTTTGTTAGTGTTATTTTCATCGCTTAATCCTTAAAATGTACTCCGAGCTGCTTACGTAAGTCTCGGTAGATGGATCGTTATCTACGTCCAAATCTATAAATTGTATGCTGTCTATTACTACCCCTTCTACGGTTCCCGTGTAACGGTCTAAAGCCGTTCTAACTTTCTCCGTAAGGTCCGTTAGTTCGCTGTAAGTTTCTGCTGCCGCTACTATGTCGTAGCGTATTTCATCTAAAGTACTTACCCCGCTTTTAGTATCGCTGGGGCTGTTATCTTGTAGCACATATACCACAAAAGGAAAAGCCGCGCCTTGCGCTGCTATCTGCGGGTAAACCTTAGTACCTATTATAGCGCTTACGTCGCTATCATTAGTAAGGATAGAATATATAGCTTTGCCTTCGTTCATTATCTACTTAGCTGGTATATGCTTTGCTTTAGTATTTTTTGCACCTCTCTTAATAGCTGTGCTTGTGTTTGTGCTGCGGCTTTCTTAAAGCCTTTCTCTGCGTAATCTATGTTATTTTTTTTGTCCGGTTCTGCTTTAGCTTTACCCCTTCCTAGCCCATAGTTTACTATAGCTGCGTAATACCCGTCGAAAGTCTTACCCGCTCTTTTTCCAGTTCTAGCTCCTACATAACCTAAAAGAGCTCCCTTTTTTTTACTAGGAATAAATCCTATAGACCTTTTTAAGTTACCGCTTTTATAAGTTACTTCTTTATACTTACGCTTTGCAGGATCTTTAGAGCGTTTTGTTTGTATACTTTTAGTAACAGCCTTTTTCTTTTTAGAATTAGTTATAGAACCTTTAACAGCTTTTACCATTGGTTTAGCTGCCTTCTTTATACCGGCCTTAAATTGCCTAGCTTTCTTACGGTCTATTTCTGCTAACCGTTCTAGCTTCATTAAGGCCTTTTCTAGTCCTTCTACCTCAAAGTAAATGCCGTCCTTCATTAGTCCCTTAACGTAGTGTCTAAGATTAAGTAACGCTCTCTACCTTCTAAGCTTACGCCCTCTATTTCGTAGGTATTGCCGTCCCAGCTTATTTTAGTGGTAGCGTCTACGTCGCTGCGGTATCTAATCGTAAAGCGGACCTTATTAACGCTAGTAAGTCTAGAAGTTTCTTCTCCTTCCTTTACTGTGCGGTAGTCTACTTTAGCCCATACGTTACCTAGGTCGCTATACGTGCGTACGGCCTGCCCGAAGCTGTCCGTACTTACGCTAGCACTTCGTAGCGTTATTCTTCTATCTAGTTTACCGGGATCAATCAAAGCGGAAAACTCTAAACGGGTTTAGTAAGTACTCGCTAGCTGTAGGTAAGCGGTGTACGCTATCTACTCGCTTCTCGTACATTTCTCCAATAATCAAAAGCATAGCCATTTTTATATTTGCCGGTACGTCCGAAGCTTGAGTATAGCCGCAGGTGTAACGAATAATAACAGCGTTTACCGTGTCCTTTGTAGCTTGCCAGCCTTGGTCGGGCATTATACGCCCCGGCTCGCTTACTAGGTCGGTATTGTAGTCGCTAGCTGTTACGGTCTGCTCTACTCCGCTGCCGTCTACATACTTAACACTAGCTACGCTTTGCACTGGTCCTCTACTTAAATAGATTATATTCTTGTCCCCTTGGAAAGGATCTACTCCCGTTTTATACACCGGGAAGAAGTCGTAGAACTCATCTATTACCGTAGTCAATAAGAACCGCCCTAAGTAGTGCTCCGCTATTTGTGTCGAAGCGTCAATAAGTACCCCTAGTAGAGTGTCCTCGTCGCTAGAGTCTACACGTAAATAGTCCTTAACCTCTTGTACGGTTAAAGCTTTTAAAGTTGCTGGGGTTACTATACTGTAGCTCATTACTTAGCTTTGCGGGTTGTTCTTTTTGTGGTCTTTTTGCTTACTGCTCTCTCAGCTTTAGCCGCTTTCTTTTCTTCTACTACTTCGCAGAAGCCAGCGTTTAAGAAGTCTTGAGCTACCGCAGTAGGCAGCACTTCCACCTGCCCCTTACGGTAGTGGAAGTCTGCCCCTGCTATAGCTCGGTTAAATATAACCTTCATTAGCTGCTTATGAAGCTTTTTGTAGTATATGCTTAACAGCGCTGCCTTGTAATAGGTGTCCGTCTATTCTACGGTAACCAATAAAGCCAGTACTTAACTCGTCAGCGAAGCGCTCGTTTAAGCGTAAGATTTGTACGCCGCCTGCTTCGTGAATATAGTACTGTGATAGGTCCCCAAAAATAATAGCTTTTTTAGTAGCTGCTATAGAGTCCATATCTTCGTTAATATAGACCGGCTTACCGAATAGCATATCCGGCTCCCCTACGCTCATTCCCGGCACATAGGCGGGGAAATCGTTTGTCTGCCCGAATCCTAAAATACGGATAGCTTTAGCCGTGCTAGAGTTCATCATAAACCCAGCGCCCGGAGCGTTACGGTAAGAAGCATCTACACTATAGAAAAGGTCCATTACTTCGTCAATATCTATAGCAGTAGCTGAAGCTGACGTTAAAGCAGCAGTAGAGCCAGTTACGATACCTTGAGGTGCTGTAGTGTCTGCGCCAGTAGTTAAGCCCGCGTTGATTCCTCTCTTTAAGCGGTTAGCCAATTGGCCACCTACAAAGCTAGAAAGGTCGAAAGCGTTATCACTCATTAACTGGTTTGATACTTGTACCAAGCCCGAAGAATAAGTAAACGGATCAAACTTAACGTTAGTGAAAGTCATATCGCTACGAGTAACTGCGGTAGCCTCTCCTAAGATAGCAGCTACTACTGAAGTATCGTTATTAGCAGGTAAGTTAAACGCTTGGCCGTTAGCTGTACGAATAACTGTAGCTACTTGCTCAATGTCCGATTTAAATAACTCGGTAACGCTTACAAAGTCGCTCCAGTTCTCCGGTACTAGGAAGCCTCCTAAACCGTCAGTAGTAGTTACTTGCGCGTTATCTGCGCCAGTACGCAATTCGCCTAAAGCGTTAGCTTCTGCTGGTGTTAGACCGTTAACGCCTCTACGTAAGTAAGCGTTAAAAGCGTCGCGAGCTTCTACTTTAGCAGGTGCAGCGTTGTCGCGTACCTCGTCAGCTTTAGAAGCTAGTTCTTTTTTAAGCTCCTCGGCTTGCTCAATACGTTTTACGCTGTTGCGTAATTCGTCTTGCTCTGCGTACATTGCGTCAAATTGTACGTTTTCCTCTTTTGTTAGGTTACGTCCTTCTGCTTTAGCAGCAGAAAGTAAACCGTTCATTTGCTCGTTTAGAGCGCTGCGCTTTTCGCGCATTTGTTTAGCATTCATCTTTTGCTAGTTTAATTAAATTTTCGTAAATACTATAATCTACTTTCTCCTCGTTTTTCTCTCTCGCTTCCTCCGCTTCGCCTTCGCCGTTAGGCTCGGCGCTGCGTAGTCCGCTTGAGGATGACGCGTAAGCCGGATAAACTACGGCAGAAACGTCAAATAGGGAGCTAACGCTCTCTATATATCTTACGTGCTGGCCGTCCTCTAGGCGCCAGCTATCTTTATCTACAGTAAAGCCAAAACTTGACTGTGTTAAATCTCCTCTTTTATACAGCTCCAGTAAGTCGTTACCGTAGCTAGTGTTAGGCATCTCAAAACGATAGTAAAGGCCTTTATCGTCCTCCTTAACTTCTAACGTACCGCTAGCAGTTCTAGCTAGCAAGTAGTTACTATCGTGGTTATAGAGCGCTCGTATATCGTCGTTAAGAGCGTTCTTAAAAGCTCCTGGTAGTATGATCTCCCTAAAGCCTCCTAAGTCCTCGCTCATTGAATTAAATACACTAGCGTAACCTTCTACCGTTCTGCCCTCTAGAGCTCTCGTTTCGCTGTTGTAGCTTCTTTGCTCTACTAGGTTCTCTTTACTGCGTACCTCTGCGCCGTCTACTTTCGTTAAGGTGCTGAATAGGTGCGCTACTCTTAGCGGCGGCTTACGCTCGGTAAAAGCTTGT